GTCTCTGTCCCCTACTCATATTTTGGCGAAGGAACCCATTCGTAGGTCATCTTTACCGACTTAATATCGATATCGAAGCCCTCCGGATAGGCATCCCCGTTAACCAAATATGACCGTTTCTCTCCCAGTACATGTTCAACCTTAAATAGACCTAGTTGACAGCCGATCTTTCGCTGTCTGTTAAGAGATCTCATTAGTTGACCGTTCTTGAAGTCCCTTCGACGGATGTTATCGTCAACGAACCTCAGTGCATCTGTCCTCTCTTCTTCACCCACAATTGTGTTGTTATTTGTGACAAATCCTGTCAGGAATGAGTGTTCCCAAAAGGCGTCATCCTCACCAAAGAACCGAGCCATTCCAATTTGCTCGGACGTCTTTCTCTCCTTCTTAATGTTCAAGATTTTCTTGTGCATAGAGAGCTCAGACGCTACGGCCTTCATCATAGAAGGTCTTACGAGGGTGGGTTGCGTTTGTCTTACCCATTTTTCCCCTTGGACGTCACAGCCTTCCAAAGCTGCGATCTCCACGTAATCCTGTGCGGTGTACTTGTGTGTGTGTGGCGGTCTTAAACCGAGACCACCGAGGCTCTGTGGAAGGAAGAAGGGTGTGTCTTTATCGACTCCTCCCAAACCACTTTTGCGGAACCTGTCCAACTTTTTCAGTTGAATGTTGTTATAAGTGTTCGTGTAAGCTTCCTCCAAGCTCTTGGAAAAGGGAGTTCTCAAATTCCCCTTTAGTATAGATAACCCCTTCTTCCCCCTCTGCTCCACCGTAGTCCTCCATTTCGTATAAGTCTCAAACAGGTCAGCCCTCAAGATTGGGTCTTTTCTCTGTAGAGTACGAAGGAAGTCGAGCTTCTGCGTCAGGGTCTTCAGTTGTTTATACTTCTCCGAACTTTTGGTGTTCATACGTATGCCACATTGCTTAGGCAGATTAACTGCATCACTTTCCTTGATTGTTTTAGAATAAGTGTCAATGTCCTTGTCAGTAAGCTCGCGTAGATCCATTCCTCCCTTTGCCTTCGACTCGGCACGACTCCCGCCCGCCAAAAGGCGTGCGTTGATCGACCGAGAGAGACAGAAAAGTTGGGATGGGTGAGCTTCCTTGTGTGCCGTTTTGGTGAATGAAGTAGTTTTCCTTTCTTCATAAAAGTACATCTGAGAATTAATAATTGCCACATTGTTATGTGTATAATTTTTCCCCAGACTAAATTTCAACCCACAGGCCTTAGTCACCTCTTTCCATTTACTGTACAGACTGCCATCATAGCACCAGAACAGGATATCATCCCCGTTCACGCACATAGGTAATTCTGAAAGTAAAAAGTACTCGTTCTTCTTGAGTAAGCCGTTTTCACGGAAAAACTCTTCAAACGCGACTTTTGTCGCTGCCAAGTTGATCAGGCAGAGTATAGGAAAAGAGGTGGGTGAGCCCATGAGTTGTCCCCATTGTTGTTTGTAATAGGCACCCTTAGCATGGTATTTTAGTTCGTGTTCCGTAAGACATCGCTTTAAGACAAGTTGATCTTCGAGCGGGATTCTTAGACGTTGGCATATTGCTTCATTTGCGAATACGCTTAAGTGCGGATGTAACAAATCAGTCGCTGACTCATAATCCCCAGAAACAAAGAACCCATC